CTATTTATTCATATGAATACACACGAAAAAGGGGAGGTCTTAGGACCTCCCCCAATGAATAAAGCAGACTGGGCCGGGCGGAACCCCACCGTGATTCCCGGCTCTTCCTTGCTGATGTAGATACTCTGTGCCTCTTGCGCTGCAGCGCAATACCAGTCCGTCAGTGGGTTTATTTATACGACGAAATCATCGTGGATGAAAAAATTAGGCGTCCAGCCGTTGAATCCCGCACCGCGGTTTAGCCTCTCCAGATAGGTCTCTACCACCTTCTCGCGGTCGCTGGCCATTATAATACGGTCGGTTGGTATCTCCCTGATGCAGAAGATACCCTCGTCGCTTAGGTCTATCACGTCGTATTTCACTTGAACTCCATAAACATCTTCTTGTCAAACTTACCACCGGTGCGGTTCTTGTCTTCCTGACCAAACTTGGTGTTGTCCATAACCGGACCGTCCAGCAGGTTCTCCTGGGCGTCCTGCTCTACATCATAGAAACGCATCTTTCGACGATCCACCCCAAGCATAAACCTGCGGTTAGACCCAACGTCAGAATAGCGATTCTTGAGCTGCTTAACCAGGACTTGATTGAGTGACTCAAACTCTTCGGTCGAGATGATTGCAAACATAAAATCAGCTGTGGCCGGGAGTCCAAAGGATTCTGATGTATCTTCCAGTCCCAAGTCGCTGCTCGTATATCCGCCTCGAGTTGTTTGAGTCGCAGAGACGACAGGTACATCGAACTCCACGGCAAGGCCTCGAAGCTCTTCTGCGATTGCCTTGATATAGGTATAAGAATTGACGTTGGCTCCATGCTTAATCCTCGCCGATGCGCAGATGTTTAGATAGTCGATGTAGATAACATCGGGGATGAAGTTCTTCTTTATCTTCAGCTCCTCGATTAGGTGCCTGAAGTTACTCGACGAGGCGCACGCCGTCGGATACTCCTTGATGATCAAACGACCCTTTGTCTTAGACTTAAGGCGCTCGATCTTAGCCTCGTACGACTCCTTTGGTATCATCTCGATCTCGTCTAGAGATATGTCCAGGAGGTTAGCGTCTATTCGCTCGGCGATTCTCTCCTCGGCCATCTCGAGGGTGATGTACAGAACGCTCCTGCCCTCGGACAGGTTGTGAGCTGCTGCGTGGCACATGAACATCGACTTGCCCACGCCGGTACCGGCCAGCACGATGTTCAGAGTCTTTCTAGACAGACCGCCCTTGGTGATCGTGTTGAACAGCGCGAGATCGAACGGTATCTTTTCCTCCTTGCGGCGATAGAACTCAAACCGCGACTCGGAGTCTAGCAGGAAGTCGTGACCGATGCTCGTGTCGAAGTTAACAGCCAAAGCGTCTGACAGCAGCTTAGGGATCGATCCCTTGGCCAGCTTACCGGTCTTGTCGTCGAGGATGTGGATCGACGTCATGATGGCGTTGTAGATCGCCTTGTCCTGGCAGAACTTCTCAGTCTGATCGACTAGCCACTGGAAGTCGCTGTCATCGAGATCCATCTTCTCGACGAACTCGGTGCACTGCTTGAAGTTCTCCTCACCCAAGTTCTGTCGCGACGAGAGCTCAACGGCTAGAGCCTCGCGCGACGGGAACTTATTATACTTCTTAGAGTATGTGTCGATGAGCTCAAATATAGTCTTATCGACGCGGTCATGGAAGTACTCAGACTTGATGAATGGTATGACTTTCCTAGCGAACTCCTCGTTGAGCGCGAGGTTCGTTAGAATTACCTTTTCTAAGATCATTCAAATCACTCATCGTCGTTCTGAAGGATGTTGCTCGTCCCGAGCTTATATTTATTGCGGAGGAAGGCCACGAAGCGATCGTCGTTGAGGATTGCCTTCCATACGTCAGCGTTAGACTCGATGTCTTCCTCCTTCATCTCCTTAGTCTTCACCTCGCCGGTATCCGGATCGGCTACTACGTAGCGACCGTTCTTCGGCTTGGCCACAAATCCAGACTCAAGCGCGTTCTCAAGCAGTCCAGACCAGCGGTTGATGCCTTCGGCGTGAGTCACGTTGATCAGGATCTTGCTCTTCTCCTTGACGAAGCGAGACTTGTCGACGTTGATCACAAAGTTATATCCAGCGACCTTCTTGTCGGCGTCCTTGTCCTGCTGTCGGCCCAGGATCCAGATGTTGTCTGCGCCGTAGTAAGAACCTGTACCGCCGCCGACCACGGGCTTGGAGAACATCTCCATGGTCATGTAGGTGTGATTGATCACTACCATTGGGATGTTCTTGAGGTTTAGCTTGGGGGTAACGATGCGGAAGAACGACTTGTTCACCTTGGCTCGAGTGAAGTCTGCGGGAGAGGCCTCTTTGTTGATCGCGTCCTCGACCTCCTTGCGTGAGGCCAGATTACCGATCGAGTCTACTAGGATCATGACGTGATCGTCGCGCTCGATGCTCTCTAGCTGCGTGCTGCAGTCGTGGCGAAGCTGCTCGAAGTCAGTGATCGGCGTGTGTACCACGCGTTCCAGATCGATTCCGAACGACTGGAAGTAGTCCTGCGGTGAGCCGAACTCAGAGTCGTACAGGAGAACGACACCGTCGGCGTATTTGTCCAGATAAGACTTGGCCATGAGCAGGGCGAACGCTGTCTTAAAGTGTTTAGACGGGCCGGCTATCATGGTCGTGCCGGCTGTCAGACCGCCGTTGGGATCGCCGGACAGCGCGACGTTGATCATCGGCACTGAGGTGGGAATCATGTCCTTGGTGGTGAAAACCGTTGAGTCTGCCAGCGTGTTGGTCAGCTTGACGGTACTATTCTTGATCAGCTTATCTCTGAGCGACATTCATATCTCCTGTATGTGCGGTGTATTATTGTATACTAGTTGTATTGATTTGTAAACTATTATTGCTCGATATACGCGTCCATCTTCTTGATGAACGCTTGTATCTTCTTAACTCGATCTGGCCAGAAGATGTACTCCTTGTCTGGATTTTTCATGAGATTATTGAGCAGGGGCATCACCATCTTGCGAAGCCCGTGAAGCTTGTCTGTTACGTCTTGGACGCCCGCGTTGAGCTCTTCCTCGGATATAAGTGAGAACCCAAAGTCGTCCTCTAAGTCTTTGTCTGTCATGAGAAGAAATTCTCCAGCGTTGCGACTTCCTCGAGCTTCCAGCCAATGATGTCGCAGATCGATCTAATCGGGTCTAGGAACGTCTTCTGAAACTGGAGCTCGCGGTCTATATATCTATCCAGCTCGAACTCATCCGGCAGGAAGTCGGGAACCGAGATGACGGTGTCCTTGATTGGGTTTGGCATCTTCAGGTATGAGAACTTGATCTTGTCGCCGTCTGATATGGGCTGTATGTTCTTGATCCCGTGACGCTTCAGGAGATCGTTAAAGATCAGCGCGCCCTTGACGTGAATCGGTGTTCCCTTCTTATAGATGCTGGAGCTGTCTCTCCACTTACCGATCTCCTTCACCGACCGTGGGAACGCGACCTGCTCAAAGCGCATGCTCATGAACTCTTTCTTAAAGCTCTCGGCGTACTCGCGCAGGGTCACGACGTCGCGACTAACGACCAGCTTGATCGCGGTCATAATGCTGTCGCGGCAGACGTGCGGCGTGGAAGAACGTACGGCCTCGATGCCCTGCAGCTTAAGCTTGGGCTCCTTGTACACCACGCCCTCGATGTCTAGGGCGTTCATGATGTACATCTTCTTCGCCTTCCATATCGCCTTGTTGGCGATGGTCTCGCGCTTCATCTGCATCTTCTGCTTGTATGCAGACATCATTTCAGCGAGCTCGCCGTAAGACTGCTCCATGTATGGAACGATCTTCTGCTCTGAGAACTTGTCGATCAGGCCGCAGATCTCATGATCAGTTTTATCGCTTAAACCTAGGTACTCGACGACAGGACCAAAGTTGATGTAGATTGAGTCGGTATCTGACGCGATCACGTAGTCGTTATCATCGGTCTTCATGAGCTTGTTCATGAAGGCGTTCATCTTCTTCTCGATCCAGCGAATCGAGAGCTGTCCGGACGTAGTAATCGCTTCGGCGTGGTTGAAGTTAAACCACCTGAAGTACTCGTTGGCGAGAGCGCCGTAGGCTGAGTTTAGCTGAATCTTCTTGGCGAGCTGGAGGTTGTGATATCTGGCCACAAGCTTTAGATCGTCGACGTTCTTGGTCTCCTCGTACTTCTTCTTGGCCTCGATCGACATCTTCTTGTACTTCGATCGATCGTCGTACATCTTCTCCATCAGCTCGGGTAGGAACCCCTGCTTATCCTTGCGATATGTGCACCCGTTTGCGGCGTACGCAACCGCGGTGTCGGGATATTCCCAAGTGCCTTCGAGAAGGAAGTCGATGGAAGGCATCTCAACGCGCCTGTCAAACGTCTCAGGGCTGATGTTGTACTGCATGATGAGATGCGGGTACAGGCTGTTCAAGTCGTAAGACACCACCCACTTGTGCATCCCGAGCTGTGGCTCCTTGACGTGGCCGCCCACCAGAGCGCTGAAGCCGCGGCTATCCCTCATCGGTGGAACGACGACACTGCTACGCATCAGGTAGTTGTGGATAATAGTATCCCAAGACCGCACTGTGGTCAGCGTGTCCGTAAAGTTGACCTTAGCGTCATAGGCGAGAGCCATGACCTGCTCGATCAGCTTAAGCTTGTCGTCCAGCTTGTCGACGAGCACGCAGTCATGGATGTTATACTCGATGAATTTCTGGAAGTTGCTGTGGTACAGCCCGTGAAGCGTCCCGTACTCGGAGTAGTCGACTTTCTTCTCGCCCAGCTCGACGGATGCGATGTAGTCTAGCTTGTAGCTCTCGTGGTTGGAGAAGCTGAACTTGCGGTACAGCTGGTAGTAGTCGAGAACTGCTAGGCCTGGTATGTTAAAGCTCTGCGCCTCCTTACCCCTGAACTCAACCTTGCGCTCGTCTAGCATCTTCCACGGCGAGAGCTTCTTCGCCCAGTCCATGTCTAGAACACGCGCGATGCGGTTGATCAGATAGGGAATATCGAAGAACTCGATGTACCAGCCGGTGACGATGTCTGGCTGCCAGGCGCGAGAGGTCCATACCTTGATGAACTTCTTGATCAGGTCTTCCTCGTTCTCGCACTTGACGTAGAAGATCTTTGGGTCGTCGGTCTTGAAGTCGCCGTAGCTAAACGCGACGCTCTTGCCCTTTTTTCTAAGGGTAATCGCGGTGAGCATCTTGTCGGCTGTCGCGATGTCTGGAAAGCCGTCGGACGAGTCGCACTCGATGTCGAGAGTTACGACGCTTACCTTGGTGGGATCGTACTCCACGTCGCCGCGGAATCTGTCGTTGATGTAAACGTATGGAAAGTTTGTAGAGCCATATACCTTGAACTGCTCGACGTCCTTATACTTCTCCACGAAGTCTCTAGCGTCTCGGATAGTGTCGAACTGAACCTTATCTACCTGGCGCCCGTCGATAGTCCTAAACGTACCCTTCTTGCTGGGAACGAAGAGATATGGCTTGTAGTATACGACCTCGTCGAAGAATTGACCCTTGTCGTAGCCGCGGAGATATACTCGACTACCCCTGCTGAAGAAGTTGGTGTAGAATGCCATGCGCCCATTATATAACAGTTACGACTAGATGTAAACAAGAAAGAGGGGGCCGAAGCCCCCGCTCTCACAGGTGTTGCAGTCTCACTCGAGCGCGCTGCACCTCGCGCATCCTGCGCTCTAGATCAGCGGTATCTGTCGCCTGAGACAGATACTTAGACTGCGTTATGATCTCTCCAGGCATCGTGAGGTAGTCCCACACGCGGTTCAAGAATGTCTTAATCATGACTTTTGTCTCCCTCTGTCAGGAGCTTCTTGTCAGAGACTGGCTTCTCGTCGATGTTGATCTTCTTCGGCTTCTTGTGCTCTGGGATTATGTTCTCAAGCCAGATCTTAAGGAGACCGTTGATCATCTCTGCGTTCTTGATCTCGACGTTATCGGCCAGAGCGAACACGCGCTTGAACGGGCGCTCAGAGATTCCCTTGTAGAGGAATGTCTGGTTTACTCCATCGCCGATCGCGGTATCAAGTGTTGTCTTACCGTCGATTACGAGCTTGTCTTCGTCGAGGGTGATCTCGATGTCCTGCTTGCTGAAGCCAGCAACGGCGAGCTCGATGACGTACTTGTTCTCGTCGACTTTCTTGATGTTGTATGGCGGGTAGGTGTTGGCCGCTTTGGCCAGGGCTTCAGATGACTCCATCATGGAGTTGAACATCTTGTCGAAGCCGATAAAGTTCTTGGACATCTTGTTGATGGTATCAGCCCAAGTGCTGTCAAAACTATAAGTCTTCATGTAGTACCTCCGGTTAGGCAAGGTTGTTGAGAAAGCGCACTGTTAGGTCGCGCCAGTATTATATAGGTATTCGAGTTGAACTTGTAAAGGCCTCAGTTCAACTTTTTCATAAAAGTTTCTTCGGCAACCACGTAGACGGCGTAGCTAGTAGGATCCATCAGCACGATGGGTGTCATCTCAGCTTCCTTAAATACAGCGATCTTACTCATGATGCTGGTGAAGCTGTTGTCTTCTGGCTCGCCGAGCTGCTCCATCATGGCTGCAGCTTTTTCTATAGCGTGCTCTGGAATTCTTACAAATCGCATGGCGTTACTATTTATAAATACTTGAAAAGAAGGATAATTATGCTTGCTTTGATCTTGCCATTCCTTTCCAGCTACTGGAGATATATCGCTGGCGCTGCTGCCGTCGTCTTTGTGTACTTCTGGTGGGAGCACTCGATCGAGCAGAGAGCTCTTCTCGAGTTTAACCAGTCTCAGCTTGAGCAGCTCCTTAAAGACCAGAAAGAGTTTAACCAGAAGCTTACGGATATTAAACAAGTTCAAGACAAGATATTAGAAGATGAAAAGCAGTTTAAGCAAAATCTTGATAAGAAGCTATCGGGAATCAATAACTTTCTCGGCTCTGACGAGGCTAAGAGACTTGATAGACCGGCTTCAGAAATTCTCAAGAAAACACTCCGAGATATAGCGCAATGAGAATGTTGATACTGCTAGCTATAGCTATAGCCATCTCAGGGTGCGGGCCGTCTGTAGAGTTTCTCACCAGAGAGAAGCCGGTAGTCGTGATGCCAGACCGGGAGATGTTTGACTGCCCTGATACAGTAGTCATTCCAGACATCTCTACTCTGACAGATCTCCAGGTAGCTAAAGTAGTAGTAGAGCTTAAGTCTAATCTCGAGGTATGCCGTAACAAGCTTAAAAGTCTCGAGACGTTCCTAATACAGTCTAAGAAGCGTCTCGAGAAGTAGCAAATTACTTATTGACGTC